AGATAGACCTTCGGGTCTAATCCATAGCCCTCTGAGATCTCTCTGAAGTCGTCTGGGCGTAAGTTAGAGGCCACCTCGTAGGCAACCTCTGGTGTGAGTGGGTGAATATATTTACTCATAAATTTTCATATATCGGTTCTAACTTTTCTATTGTATCTGCCATCCAAGGCTCCCATGGCATTTGCTTCATGCCTTTTTCGACATATCGTTCATACCATCTGTTGGTTTTCATTCTCCAATAGAAGTATCTAAGTTCTGTTTCTGTGAGTTGTATGTTATACACGGCGATAATATTTAGGTGAATAGTCTCCTTCCCAAGACAACGATCTGAGCGTAGCCGGAGCAGGGTGTGAAGATTTAAGTGTTATTTCAACGTTTGTATTTTTTTCGTAGACTGGGATAGTCTTGATAAACTCTTCGAGATATGGTGCATCAGATGCTTCGTACTCGTCGAGCTCTGTTGATTCGTAGATTTCTGTGTAATCATTTTTACCAACTCGTTCAAGTGTTGTTTCGTATAAACCTATTTTACCAAAGTGGAACTTAACTCTATGTAAAACTAAAGATGAGTTTACGTCTGATGTAGAACGTGAACCGTCTACTTTTGTAGGATAGAGTGTTGGTAGTTTAACTTGATATGGATAAATATACCCAATAGTTAAAGGAGCGTTTGATGTTACACCAGTTTGCCAATCACCTACTAAAGTAAATTGGTTTGTTGTATTTGTTAAGGTAGCTTCACAATATCTACCTTTTCTAGCATCACTAGTATCAGTATCAATTACCACTAATTTATGGTTAGGGGTTGTTACTGTACTTAGCCACCCCACACTACTGAAGGTTGTGAGGTTGCTAGCTGGGTCATAACTACCACCGAAAATAGTAGTATGATTATCCACATGAAGTAAGAAGTCGACATTATCTTGTACTATAGATGGGTCTTCGGGTGAGTCAGCTTGCACTAATTTAACACTTTGTAAATAGTAATCACTATCCAAAAAGAAGTACTCGTCATTGATAATAAAATGATATATCAATGGATTATTGAGCTTCCATTTAAACCATGCAGCTTGTGCTCGTTTTTCTACGGTTTGGAAATACTTATAACCAAACACAGTATCTGTTCCTGTTTTACTTATCAAAACTATAGAGTTTTCTCTAGAGTTAGTTATTAGGTCTATGTTCTTAGGTAGTAAGGTAGGAACAACTTTACTTACCTCGATTATGTTAGGCTCTCCTTCTCGTGATGAGTTAGCCATCTCATTAAATCTACTAAACTTACCAGAGTTATCTATATAAGCTATTGTAGTTCCTAGAGATATAGGAGGCATGTCTTCATTATAATTAAACGTAGCTATACTTCTCAGTTTAGCTGTGTCAGGGTTAAAGACTGTATCATCTGATGCCAGTAAGAATTGTTGGTTTGTACTAAATACAAGTAAACCAGCATTAATTTCTATACCATCAAACAGGTCGGACGGAAACATAGATGCAGCTGATATATCTACAGGATCGGAAACTGATACTGTAAGTGCTGTTTCAATAAAAAAGTTTGGTCGTCCTAATGTACCCGGCCTAGATGTTATAACGTTCTCGCCTGCTAAAAATGCTAGTCTGTTACGAAAAAATAATACTTTATTTATCTGTTTACCTTTAAATGATGGCATTGGATTTGTAAACGTATCACCTACATCTCTTATACCATAATCAAACTGTTTTATAGTAAAAGCGTCAGTAGCACTACGCTGTATAACCAATGGCATATTAGTCAAGGTAGTTGTTATACCTGACTTCGCACACTCAGACCAAGATCCACTACCATCTTTTTCATTTTGACCATCAAATCTTAAGTAATAGTCATCCTCCTCTGAGCGTAAAGCATTAGAAACTTTTACAATATATCCGTTTTTACACTGGTTTGGTAAAGACTGTACGTCATTGACAGAGCCTTGCATAACTCTCATCAAATCGTTTTCGACTATATTAATAGTAAAAGAGTTATTGCTAAAAAAGTAAATACCATTACCTATCTGTTTAGCATTAACACCAGTAGGTAAGGCATCTATAATACCACCAATAATAGTATCTGCTGTTACAGCTGTTTGTGCATCAAACGGTGTAGGCTCTGGGCGTATAAGACCATCGCCATTACTACTGATTGTAGCATTTACTTCTACAGCTTCTACTTCTTCTATAGTAACTGTATATGTAGCATCAGTATCATACTGATTAAAACCATCACTATTAACTGTGCCTGACGCACCACCTTTAGCAGAGGTCATTGTAACTTGAACTTTATCACCAACCTTCCAACCTTCACCACCATGTAGTAAAACTATTTCTCTTTGGTAACTACATCTATAGTTTTGACCGTCTGGCCCGCTAGAATCTGCTTCATAGTTAGGACTAACACCTTGCTGGCCTAAAGCAGAGATTCTAAATATTAAGTTTTTAGGTGCACCAATGTTTCTACTATTACCATCTATAGTTGTTGTACGGGCGGCGTTACCTAAGTCATTGTCACTACTGTCTTTAACTGATACAGTAGTAACATCACTATAACTGCCAGCACCAGTTACTGAAAATACTTGTGTACCGATTCCCGGACATGATCCAGTTCCATCGACCTCAGCAAGATTATCAGATGTAATAGCAACACGTGTAGCACGAGATACAGCTGTAACGTCAGCGGTTCTAAATACATCAAGACCATATTGTCTTCCATTTTCTGTTCGTAATAATTCTAACATCGCAAAGTGAGGATCTGGTGGAGATGGTGTTGAGCCAGTCTCTCCAACTGTTGTATACTGTTTGCGTGCGTCTGTACTATCTCTATTACTTACAAATGTAGTATCATTAATAGTTAAAAACTGTAGATTTTCTGGTTCTAATGTAGTTAAATAGTTAGCTACATGTGTATTATCTAGCGTAGCTGTTGCAGCTGCATTGCTACCATCTCCTCCAGAAAAACTAATTGTAGGTGCAGATGTATAACCTAACCCATTGAAGTCAACAGTTACACCTGTAACAGCTCCGTTAGAGTCTATAGTAGCTGTGCCTGTTGCTTTGTTTTCTGCGAGAGCTTTTTGTGGATTACTAAATGTAACTGTAGGAGCTGATGTATAGCCAGAGCCACCATTTGTAATAGTTATAGTAGAGCTAACCGCAAAAGCTGTAGTCATTTCAGTTCCTGTTTTACAGCTCCATACTTTTAATCCTCCGGTTCGATCTACCTGACCTATGTAAGATCCTTCTTCCTCATCACGAAAGTAATGAAACCACGACCCATTTTTATTGGTAGCATGGCTTTGGTCACTGTATACATTTGTCAGTGCATCAGTTCCTATTCGTTTAGAGCCCGGTCTTTTAAACAGTCCTAATGTAACATCTGGTATAGCGTTTACTATATCTGTTACTTGGCCGGGAAACTTTAGGTTATCAGGCTGTTCTGACATACCTAATGAGAACTGAGGTATAGTTTGTGTTACGCTTGCCATTATCGTCTAAGGTTTCTCCAAGGTTGGTAAGTTTGATATGCAGTGCCTTCTGGGAATCCCATCATGCTGAAGTCTCCTTGGTTGCACTCATACTCTTGTAAAGCTGCTCGTGCTAGACTAGCTTGATTAGTAAGTAGTCTAACAAGATTTGGGTTTGCCACCAGCTGTGTAGCTGCTGCGGCCATTGCTCTATATGTAATAAATCGTCTAAAGACAATAGGTAGATCCTCAAAGTTGTATAACTTTACAACATCTAGATCTAAGTCACCATCAAACTCGTCTGTATGGTCTATCTTATCATATATAAATCCATTACGACGTACGAGGTTATGATGTCTACGAGCTTGATTATCGTGTAAATCCATAGAAAGTATGTCGTCACCTATTGCAATTTTTTTATCTGAATTAGGTGTGAATTTAACATGATACTCTGTGTTAAAATGCCAACCCTCCGACTGTGTGTCTACGTTAGCATCACGGAGTAGGTTGTATATCATTGCAATCTCTGGGTTCTCCGATATTTGTGAAGAATCAGATGTGGTTGTTGTTTGTGTGTTTAAAGCTGTGATCGGTGCTTGTCCGATAGCCCCCAGTATAGAGTTCACTGCGGACAGTTCTGTGTCGATTGAAATTGTTGTGGAAGCCATAAGAAAAAAGGGAGCCGAAGCCCCCGTATAAAGAATAAAATCTACTATGAAGTAGTTACGTTTGCAGGGTATGTGTCACCAAATACAGCAGGCTTAGTTGTTGTTCCAGCGAACAATTCAACACAAGCAGCTGGGTTTAGGAAGTCTGCACCCATAGCTAAACGTCCAAGGATTACGTCACCTTGGTATACAACAGAAACATCACCTGAAGTTACCTGAACCTGTGGGCCGATAGCTTCTA